AAACTATAGTAGACAAGTATAGCAAACTGTGGACAAGTGAGGGGTTTAGAGTACACATCTCGAATAGAGGATATCATTCTGATGGTGCTTTCTGTGTGGTCAAGCCAGGTTGCATTGTGACATTGGATGATGTACAGGATTATAAAACAGAATTTCCCAATTGGGACGTATTATATCTACCAGACCAATCATGGGACAAAATGAGTTCTTTTTTAAAAATGAAAGAAAAGGTCGGAGGGAGATGGTGGTTAAAAGGAGAAGAACACAACAATCAATTAATAGAATTTGTCAATACTTGGCTAGATAAGTGGGTGGGTTTTGTTGAGGAAACTGTGTTTGATGTTAATATGTTATCTATCGATGAAAACACAATAATCTGTAACAATTATAACAAAGAAGTTTTTGAACATTTTAAAAAACACAAAATAGAACCAATCATATTTAATTTTAGACATCGATATTTTTGGGACGGCGGTGTACATTGCATCACACAAGATTTATACAGAGAAGGAACACAGGAGGATTATCTTGGCTGACATATATCATATTTTCGCGGATCATAACAAAAATGTAGATGCCAAAGAATTTGCAAAAAAAATGAGAATTTTTTTAGACAAATTAGTAGAAATGAAAAGGATGAAAAGTTATCGTTTGACAAGAGCAAAATTGGGATTCCGTTCAATGAATTTACCAGAATTCCATGTGATGATGGAATTTGACAATATGCAACAACTCGATGATGCCATGACCTCGGTAATACGCAACGAAGAAAGTATCGACGAATCACACGTGGCATTTAATCAATTAGTAGACACGGAAACAATACAACATTTTTTGTATAGAGATTTTCCAGACGGAGTTGACCAATCTAAATAAACATAGTATTATTATATAATGGAAAAAAAATATTATTATTCAGAGATATTCTATTCGATACAAGGCGAAGGACATTATACCGGTATTCCCACTGCTTGGATACGTTTCTTCTTGTGTAATCTACAGTGCAACGGATTTGGACAATTAAATCCAACCAATCCAGACACTTATGAATTACCATTTGAAGAGTTTGATGTTTCTACTGTGACAAGAGTAGAGGATTTACCTGTATGGAATAAAGGATGTGATTCGTCATATACTTGGGCAAAAAAATATAAACATTTAATGGGTCAGGCTACTGCATCGGAACTAGCAGACAAAGTCATTGATATATTAAAAAATGATTCTAATCCAACAGGATCGTTTCTGCATCCTGTGTCTAGGCAACAACAACATCTTTGTATCACAGGTGGGGAACCACTTATGCCTCAGTCTCAAAAAGCATTTATAGAAGTCTACAAAGAACTAGTGAAAAGAAATAACATACCGGAATCTATTACATTTGAAACTAACGGCACACAAAAACTCACAGATGAATTTAAAGAACTTGTTAGAACTATAGATACAGAGATATTTTTTTCAATATCACCTAAACTATGGACCGTAGCCGGAGAAAAACGAGAAAAAGCAATAAGGCCTGATATAGTCAAGGAATACAGAGAATTATCATTACAAGGACAACTAAAATTTGTTCTAGGCAACAAAGACGAACAATGGAATGAAATGGAAGAGGTTCTGAAACTGTTTAGATCGACAGGTATCGATTATCCTGTATGGATCATGCCAGTGGGTGCTAGGGAAGAAGAACAGTCAGCAACAGCAGGTGAAGTGGCAAAAAGAGCCTTCCAGAGAGGATATAATGTGGCGGCAAGAGTACACGTTCACTTGTTTGGTAATGCTATTGGAACATAATTTGACAATAAACAAAAAAATATATATAATATAGATATGAAAGTTAAAAAAACTACAAAAAGTAAAAAAACTAAAAAAGACAAAAACAAAAGCGAAGAACCATGGGTCAAAGTATTGAACATGAATGTCAATCCGGAGAATCCTAAGAATGGTTTTTTCGAGTTGGATTGGAATGACGAATTTGTGAATATGTTGAAGCAGAATGGTTACACAGGAGAATCACAGGAAGAGATAGTAGATCGTTGGTTTCAATCTCTTTGTAGAACAATCGGCAATGAACAAGGTATGGATATTACCGGAGCCGGATATGTTCAGATCAACAGACGAGACGACGGCAAAACCGAAGTATCGTAAAGTGGATCCACAAGTTTATATCTTTAATAGTGCAGGGTGTCATGGTCATTATTTGACATATCTAATTGATCGTCTGAGTAGGAAAACACCGGAACTGAAAGAACTTCCATTTAATAGTTTAGGAAACTCCCATCTCAAAGTAAATTACTCAGGATTTTCTCAATTTGTTGATTCTCATAAACACACCGCGGCTATTGGTCTTTCAAATCAAAATATAATAAAACTTGTTTTTACAAATGATGTACTGTATTATGAACGGGCGGCCATGAACAGAGCCGAGGATTCGGATAGAGATATCAACAACATAAACAAAGACATATCGTTTTTAAAACAATACAACTTAGAATTTTATAACAAGATTCGTGAACTGTACTCTATAAAAAATGACAACGTGCCCAAATGGATGTTGCGTGACGCATTCAAAATAGGATTCTTGGATTGGAAAAATCAGGGTAGTGTGAAAAGAGATAGAGAACAAATCATATGGATGAATGAAAATTTCAAAAATAACAAATTGCACTTTACCCACGTGAATGTATTTTTTAGTTACGAATCTTTAAAAACAGAATTAGAAGAACTAGATAAAAAATTTGATTTAGATTTAAATTTTGAGGAATTAGAAATGCTCTACAACGAGTTTTCAAAGAGAAATAAAATATTACATTCACATAGAAATACGGACATGGTGTTAAATGCTGTACGTGATCACAAAGATATTTCCATTCCAAATTTGGATATAATACAACAGGCCTATGTTTATGCCCAACTAGAAAAATTACATAGATTTATAGTGATGCCAATGACTGACTATTTTTTTACGACTACCGGTGAAATATTGGATTTTGTAAATCTATATCCCCAACACTATAAAGCAATGAACCCTAATTTACCAACATTCAATAACATACCCAATCCGTTCTTTTTACATAGACAGAATAAAAAATAAATGTTATAATACTATTATGACTCACATATTAGTAGACACTGCCAATACTTTCTTTAGAGCTCGACACGTTTTCCGTGGAGATACTTCTGAGAAAATTGGTATGGCTATACATATCACATTAAATTCTATCAAAAAAGCATGGAATGATTTTGATGGTTCTCATCTTATATTTTGCCTGGAAGGACGTAGTTGGCGTAAAGATTATTATCCTCCATACAAAAGAAATAGAAAAGAAACAGTGGATGCGATGTCTCCTACCGAACAAGAAGAAAATAAAGTGTTCTGGGAATGTTATGATGATTTTTGTGACTTCATAAAAACAAAAACAAATGCAACTGTTTTACAAAACTCACAAGTAGAAGCCGACGACTTGATTGCTAGATGGATTGATAGAAATCCTGATAAAAAATGTGTCATAATTAGTACCGACAAAGATCTAAACCAATTAGTAAATCAAAATGTTTCTCAATATAACGGTATCACTGAAGAAACTATGAAGATAGACGGTGTGTTTGATAAAAAAGGAAATCCAATCATTGACAAGAAAACAAAACAACCCAAAAAATTAGACGAAAAAGAATGGATGCTATTTCAGAAGGCAATGAGAGGTGACCCATCGGACAATATTTTTTCAGCATATCCTGGTGTGCGTACCAAAGGAACAAAAAACAAAATTGGATTAACAGAAGCATTCGCGGACAGAGAAGCAAAAGGTTATACTTGGAATAATCTAATGTTAAGCAAATGGGTGGATGCAGACGGCAAAGAACACAGGGTATTAGACGATTACACAAGGAATATGCAACTAGTGGACCTACACGCACAACCTGAAAACATAATACAAGAATTAGATCAAACAATAGATCAGGCCAGAGCAGATAATAAACAAATTTCACAAGTAGGAGTACGATTTATGAAATTTTGTGCCAAATACGACCTACAAAAAATTACAGAACAAGCACAATTATATGTAGAACCCTTCAACGCGGTGCTCAATGAATAATCTATATTTTTTTCCTGCATTGCTATTTCCGGTCATACCGTTGATGATGATCAGTTTTGGAAATAGATATACTGCTATGTCCACTCTAATCAGAAAATTACACGACGATTTTATAAAACAGAAAAAGAAATTATCAAAAAAGTCCAAGGAACGTACATTGGCCGAAATAAAAATACTCACAACCAGATTAAAAATTAATCGTTATGTACAAACCCTGGGAGGATTGGCACTTGCTCTCAATCTCTTGGCTATTTTTTGTTTATATAAACAAAATGATGAGATGTTCTATTGGGTTTTTGGCACAGCATTAGGATTTTTTACAGTGTCGATACTGTTATTTGTGGCAGAATTACAGGTTTCTGTACTTGCTTTAAAAAAACATCTTGAAGATTTGGGAGATTTATAGTAAAATATCTTTATGTCAATTAATGCAAAAACACTGATAAAAGACAAATTTTGGATCGTGGAAAGCAACGGTCACAAATTGGGCACTTTACAAAAAGAAGACACCAATGGTTGGATATTTCTAGGTAAAAATCAAGGAAAGGAAGTATTTCATACAAAAGATAGTTTATATAAAAAATTTGGTGAAAAACTTTTTTCCAGTGACATAACAATACCTAGTGATGTTGAACCCGAGAACACTGACACAAATTGGGAAGTACACGGATTTCCTGTAAATCAAAAACCTTTCAACCCAATATTTGACGTGCAAAAAAAATTACCAATATATACAAAAGCAAAAAAAAGTAAAAGCCAATTTTGTGCAGGGTACTACATAATAGACTTTCCTAAAGGATGGCGTAAAGCATACTGTCCAAAATTGATTACATTGCAAAGATATGATTTTAAAGGACCTATAAAAACAAAAATTGAGATGCAACAGATTTTGAACAATGCAATCAAAGAGAACATATCAGCCAATATTTGATTTTGAATCTGCCCTAGCAGATTACACAGGTGCTCCTTATGTGGTGGCCACCGATGGATGTACACACTCCATAATGCTCGCAATGAAATTGTATGGTGTTAAAAAATGTGAGTGTACAGCATTTACGTATCTTTCAGTTATACAAGCATTACAACACATCCACGTGGACTACACACTGACAGACGAACAATGGATAGGAGAATATCAATTCCATTCCACTAACATATGGGATTCTGCTAGAAAATTAGAACCGAAGATGTATAGAAAAAATCAAATACAATGTTTGAGTTTTGGAATAAACAAACCGATGAGTATAGGAAAAGTTGGTGCTATCTTGCTAGATGATGAAAAAGCATATGTAGAATTGAGTAAGATGAGAGCCGATGGCAGAGATTTGAAAACTTATCCATTGACAGGAGCAACCGAGTGGAGTGAACAACAACAATTTAAAAACGGTTATCATTTTTGTCCCACACTGGATGATTGCACACGTGGGATAGAAATGCTCAAGTCACACAAACCAGAAAGTCAACAAATAATATATCCCGACTGCCGAAAATTAGTGATAAGTACAGAATAATATGTCCAAAATACAAACACAACCCATTGAAGAATTTATCAGTAGAGTCAAGAGCTCCAAACAAAGACAAGAAAAAATGCTGTCTCTGTCCCTACAGGATGCCGAACGTTTATCTAACAGTTTAAGCCAGGTCATGACACGACTTGTTTCTGTACAAGAAGAGATAATCGAAGCATTAAAGACAGCCAAAGAAGCACAAACCGTTTCGATTGAGATGGACGGCGGAACTTTCGATAACAAATAAGCATCTATCAACAATCTGTACTGTATAATTTTTGGTAAATACAGTTACTATTATGAGCAGACCAAAACCCACAGTGCTGTTAACCATCAGCAATAAAGAGACCTACAAGCAGGAAGAAGTCCTTGCGGCAGAGGGCATATGGGCAGTGTTTTACGATGGCAAACCAATCAATCTAAAGTCCAGCAGTTTGGTATCCAACTACCCAGGTCCCAAGTACAAAAAGGTAAGTTTTTCCAATCCGGGTCATGCAGAGAACTTGGCAAAAAAGTTGAACGCACAGCATAAAACCGACAAGTTTGGTGTGTATCTATTAAAGACCGGCGAAATATTCAAACGATAATTAAGTGTATGGACACTAAGACTGCCTACACTCGCACATTCATGGAACTATTGAAATTGCCCATGCACGATGAGAGTGTGAAAAATCATTACTACACCTGGTGGCAAAATGTGAGAGAATCCTATCAAGCACGATCTTTGAGGCTCACCAAAGAAGGTTTAAAAATGCTGGAAAAATTAGACATCAAAACCTACACCATCAAATTCCCCGACAAGATCATATTCACACCACAGACCTATCTTTGGTTGGATGAATTCGTAGATTGTCCATATTTTGTTGACAAGAAACAAATACACGTGACCATGGAAAAAATGGCTTTACAACTGATGATGTTCGCTGGAGATATCACAAAATACGGGCTCGCACGTGCTATGAGCAAGATTGACGATCAAAAAAGCCAGTAAAACTGCGACTTCTGTGCGGTTGACCTATAATATATTTCTGTTATAATGATACTATACAACATTTAAACAGGAGTGTACTAAATGGTAAGACCAAATAAAAACAACAAAGAAGCAACAATAGGCAGTCAAAATAGAACTGTCACACCAAACGAGGCAAAAGCGGCATTGTCGCATTGTTTGAAATTACAAAGACCCCTAATGATGTGGGGTGCACCGGGTATTGGTAAATCAGATATCGTTAAACAGATAGGCGAAGAACAAGACAGGCAAGTAATAGATATCAGATTACCATTATGGGAACCCACAGATATCAAAGGTATTCCTTATTATAACGCCAAAGAAAACAACATGGTTTGGGCGGCACCGGCAGAATTGCCCACTGATCCTAAATCTAAAGCAATCATATTTTTAGATGAGTTGAACTCGGCGGCGCCGGCTGTACAGGCGGCGGCCTATCAATTGATCTTGAACAGAAGAGTAGGACAATACAAGTTACCGGATGGCGTTGCGATCGTTGCCGCGGGTAACAGAGATGCCGACAAGGGTGTCACATACAGGATGCCAGCACCGTTGGCAAATAGATTTGTACACGTAGAATTGAGAGTGGATTATGACGATTGGATGACATGGGCCACGAACAACACTGTTCATCCAGATGTTGTCGGTTATGTCACATTCGCAAAACAAGATTTATATGACTTTGACCCTAGAGGAGCATCAAGATCGTTCGCTACTCCTAGAAGTTGGAGTTTTGTATCAGAACTTCTATCTGATGACCTGCCTGAAAGTACGCTCACTGACCTCGTTGCAGGCGCAGTAGGAGAAGGGTTGGCCGTGAAATTTATGAATCATCGTAAAATCAGCGGCCAACTACCTAATCCGTCAGATATATTATCAGGTAAAGTAAAAGACTTAAAATGCAAAGAAGTTTCAGCAATGTATTCTTTGACTGTGAGTTTGTGTTATGAATTAAGACAGGCACACGAAAAGAAAGACAAGAACTGGAACGAACTAGCAGATAGATTTTTCAACTATATGATGGACAACTTTGAAACTGAGTTGGTTGTTATGGGTGCCAAGATTGCTCTGACAAACTATCAATTGCCATTCGATCCTAGCAAGTTGAAATCATTCGATAGGTTCCATAAGAAGTTTGGCAAGTATGTCATAACTGCTATGGAGTCTAAATAATGTCAGACGCAAGAATCATAGACAAACTGGTAACGGCAAGAATCGCTCTGTTATTGAAGCAACCATTTTTTGGTAATCTTGCCACTAGACTAAAGATAGTCAATGCCGATGACTGGTGCCCGACAGCGGCCACAGATGGTAGATACTTCTACTATAACACTAAATTTATTGATTCGTTGACTCCCAGAGAAACTGAATTTTTGTTTGGTCATGAGGTACTTCACTGTGTGTTTGATCATTTTCAATCAAGAGCACAAAAAAGAGATCCTCAAATTTGGAATATCGCGGCGGATTATGCCGTGAACCAAATTTTAGTTGAAAGTCATATTGGTGAGATGCCCAAAGACACCAAAGGTAAAGACAAAGGATTCCAAGACGACAAGTACAAAGATTGGCCTGCAGAAAAAATCTACGATGAAATATACAAAAAGGCCAAAAAGAACGGCAAAAAAATGTTGGAAGAATTAGGACAGTTGTTGGATGAACACATAGACTGGAACAAGGATTCTACCGACGGACCTGGAAAAGAAAACAAAGACAGCAAAGGCAAAGGCAAAGCACCAAAATATACCAAGGAAGAATTGAAAAAAATCAAAGACGAAATCAAAGAAGCAATGGTGTCGGCCGCACAGTCAACAGGTACAGGTAATCTACCAGGTGCTTTGCAAAGGTTAATAAAAAATCTTACAGAACCCAAGATGGACTGGAGAGAGATTATACAACAACAGATCGTTAGCACTATGAAATCCGATTACACATTCATGAAGCCCAGCAGAAGAAGTTGGCATATGGATGCCGTATTGCCGGGTATGTTAAACACCGATAAGATAGATATATGTTTGGCCATTGATGCTTCTGGTTCAATATCAGAAGAACAATGTAAAGAATTTTTATCTGAAGTAAAAGGTATAATGGATCAATACAAAGATTTTACAATACATCTTTGGACATTTGACACAGAAGTTTTCAATCCAAAAGTGTTCACTCCGGATAACGCAGACGAGATTGAAGACTATGTGTTAGGCTCTGGAGGTGGTACGGAGTTTGAATGTAATTGGAGATATATGAAGGATGAAGGTATAGAACCAAAAAAATTTATCATGTTCACGGACGGTTGGCCATTTGATAGTTGGGGCGACGAAGACTACTGTGATACAGTATTTTTGATCAACAATCCATATGAGAAAAATATCGAGGCTCCTTTCGGACTAACGGTACAATACAATAATTGATGGAAATATGATACACTTATTTAAAATGATATGGGAGTCTTTGGTGGACTGGTTATGGTATGTAGGTATTCCGGCGATCACTATCATAAGTTTTGGTCTATTATTTGTGGCATTATGGAGATACATAGCATGATATATAAAATAATACAATATATGTTACCTGAATTGTTTGATGAAAATAAAGCATTTCGAGGTGGGCTACCCAAAGTAACTAGATTTCAAATACTGATGGTGCTGGCGACCATGTGGGCATTTATATTTGCCCTGATCACACAGAGTTTCATCAGCATAGGAGTGAATGTGACCACCAGTGTGATAGCACACGCATTGGTGATAGGTGGCATCATATTCACTAAAAAGAATCTAAATATTGATTACAAATTCGATTCATACCACAGTGTAGGTAGACAGAGAGGTTACGTCTGGGCAAGAGACAAGCAAGGTAGATTATACAAGGTAGCACTAGATCCAACAGATCCCGGAGGAGAACACGAATGAGGATTAATCCAAAAAATTTTCATCAAAGAAAACTAGATAAAATACCACCGTATTTTGTCACATTAAAAATGGATTGGAAAAACGAAGGACAATTGGAGTTTTTATCTAGATGGATTTACCAAAATTGTTTTGGTCGATTTGCTTTCAGTGACATATCCGATTATGAAAATTCAAAAGATGAAGTGAAACATCGTACATTGGTTGGTTTTGAAGAACCAAGCGATCTTACCTTATTTGCCTTAAGTGGTAAAAGCTCGTAAAAAATTTTTCTAACACTGTTGACAGTCATAATTACATAATAGTATAATATACGTATATTATAATATTAATTGCAATTATTAGGAGAATCAAATGGCAAGCAAGAAAAAAGAGAAAAAAGAATCAGTAAAAAAAACAGCGACGGCTGAAACAACTACTGCTTCTGCAACTCCACAAACAGGACAACAACCTGGTAGTGATTTATCAATATCAGATCTCAAAAACATATCAACTATAATTGATGTGGCTTCTACAAGAGGCGCATTTAGAGCCAATGAGATGGCTACTGTGGGAGTTATGTTTAACAAGTTATCGGCCTTTTTGGCTAAAGTCGCACCCGAACAAAAACCTGATGTAAATCAACAGGTAGAACAAAATGCGACTGAATCCACAAGTGCAAAAAAATAGGAGAAACAAATGGTACAACCAATGATGCCTTTAGATGTTAACGACACTGCAAAAACAGTAGAGGCCAATAGACGTAAGATCAAACATATTGGAAAATTAAAAGACGGTGGTGCACCAGTAGCCATTGTGTTTAGAACTGTTCCTGGTGAACCTAAAAATTGTCTAGTCGTTGGAACAAAATTTCTAGACACAAACTATCAGGATACATTCATGAAGGCCTTGGAAAGTTTTGAAGGACAAAATGCTTTCGAATTAGGACATCATTTAATGAAATCTAGATTTTCAGACGGTGTTGAAATTTTACCATTTTTACATAGAAATAATTTTCTTAAAAAATTTTCAACTGATCAAATAATAGTTACATTTGGTTCGGGAAATTCAGACGAAATTATTCTCTCTGATTTAAATGAACAAATTGCTAAACAAAAAGGTATCTCTGTAGACGAACTTTCATTATTAGATCAACCTAAAACTTCCAAAAAATCTACAGATGAAACAAAAAAGAAAACAACAAAATCCAAGAAATAATCGTACTTGGGTTCAACTCACACAAGAATTTGTTAAGGAATGGCCCGAGGTATTAGACGGGCTATCCTTTACAAACTTGCCAATTCGTTACGTGAAATGGTGTGATATCATTTTAAGAAATAGAGTAACTATACACGTTGATGTACAGAAAGATTTAAAAATTAAATCACAGACCCATGTTGCGAATGCTCTAAGAAAATATATAAACGACAATTATAACAACATACAAACTGTCGATTTAAAATTTGATGTTCCGAGATTAAAACAAGATATGGAATCTAAAACATCAAAATTAATGAAAAAAACATTTAAAGAAAATTAATTAGTTGTATCTTTTTTTATAAAAGACATCAACATAGTCCCATTCATAACTCTTAAAAATAACATCAAAATTATAATCATGAGATTGTACAAATTGTAAGGCATCTTCTCTTGCGGCATTCACATATGAAGCACCCGGAACAATATCCAAGTCTGACCATTTTTTCAGTATAAAGTTATTCTCAACTGTTGGTTTTAGTTTTTTATTATAAAGCAACTTGACTATTTCGCGAAAAGCAGTTCTATAACATACTTGTGGATCGGTATAAAAAGTTGTCTCTGCACTCAATAAAGAAATATGGTCGTGCTTCTGTGATAGTGTAAAGTCCAGACCTTTGCCGTCATTTTCTAATGTAAGTTTTTTATTATAAAGTATGATTGCTTGATGTCCGTAAGTGTAATTGATCACAGGATTAAAACAATCAAAAATATAATGTCTTGGAGATTTCAATGTGTCTGGCACAAAATCAAAAGCAAAATCCTTGTTTACTTTTAGTTTGGCAAACACGGCATAGAAATATTCTGTTTCACTTGCTCGTGCGGCAGTTTGGTAGGCTTCCTTACGACCTTTGACTCCTTCGATTATGTGAAGTTTGTTTGGTTTTTTCTTTAGATGTTGTTTTAAAAACATCAAATTTTCTTGTGCCTGCGGTTCTCCGTTGTGTATATAACAAATATCAAAATTTAATTTTTCACTGGGATTATCCATCAACAATGTGGGAGAATATTCGTACAACTCTTCTTTCATATCAAATCTCGGTACCAATAAATTTAAACGATTCTTGTCCAACACATATAACTTTTGATCTTCCCAAAAACTTGGTATTATGCTATGCTGTTTTTTGAAATAATAATTTGCATATCTTGTTTTTTGATTTTTTATTTGTTCTGCCAAATTATCAAATGTAAATTTAAATGACGGCCATTCGTTGTATTCAAAATTGGTATCATGATAGTTTATATCCTTATAATCTCTCAAAAACTTTATATGATTCATTTGAGATTTAAATTCGTTAGTGGGCAACAACATTATATCTCCCTCTCTCTGTGATTGAGTATTCCATACATGAATTTGTTTTTGTTGGTGTTGATCGGGAATAAAATTAAAATCAAAATGTTGTAAATTTACAAGATCACTTGTTAACCAAAAAAAATCAGTTTTTACACCATCAACAAAACTTTTAAGGATGTCAAAGTAACTTCCTACAAACGGAGTCGAAAGAGCATAAGGAAATTTATTGAATAAAAACTCCTTGTTTTTTTGATCTTTTTGAAAATCAACAATTACACAATCAAATGCCATTGAATTCTTTTATCCTTTTACAAATATAATCAATTTCACTATCGGTTAGATATGGATAGATCGGTAAACTTAATGCACGTTTACAAATTTTTTCAGCATTTGGATAAGACGTAAGCCAACCGTGGTTCAAGGTTTTTGAATAGTGTATTTTTGTTTCTATCCCGTGCTCCTTGAGATACTTTTGTAAATCATCTCTTTTTTCATGTAGCAACACCAGTTTATGATAACTGCTTATAGTGTTATTTTTAGATTTTATAAATGATTCAGTAGGTAGATTTTTAAAATACCTTTTGGCCACTTTTTCTCTCATACTTTGCAATGAATCAAACTTATCTAATAAAAAATTTAATTGTGCTGAATGATCTTCTGGAATCACACTGTTGTAACCATAATCCATGTTGTTGTGTAAGCCGTGTCTTCTTAAACTGATCAAGTTTTCGTATACCTGTAAAGAATCGGTTAATATCATGCCGCCTGATCCAAAGCAAGGCATATTCTTCATAGGATCAAAACTAAAGATCGATATGTCACCCAGTGTTCCAGATGGAATTTTTTTAAACCAGTTTCCTAAATATGCCCCCTGTGACTGTGCGGCATCCTCTATGAGAAATATTTTATTATCTTCGCAATATTCTTTTAATCGATTGTAGTCCGCTACATTGCCATATAAATTTACGTAAAGTATGGCATTTGGTTTAGTCTGTAAATTTATACTACCAATATTTCCAATGTCGTCCACATCAACAAAACGTATTTTTGCACCTAACCTTTTGATTGCTCCCGCAGTGGCCACATAACTTAATGCCGGACACACTATGGTCGACGACCTGTTTAGTCCCAGTGCCTTCATTGAAAAGTACAGTCCGTCTGTGGCTGATCCCACTCCGACCGCATATTTTCTTTTATATTTTTTGCAAATGTTATTTTCTAATTTTTTTAGTTCTGCACCTAACAACACATTTCCAGAGCTCCATACTTTTTTCGCTCTACGAGTCAGTCTCCACGAGTATGCATCATACAATCTGTCAACACCGTTAAATTTTATTTTGTAGCCACTCATAATAGTATTCTAGTCCTTGATCAAAAGTTGTTTCTGGTTGATAATTCAATAATTTTTTGGCTCTGGATATATCCAATGTTCCTCTACGAGGATAAAGTTTATGAGCACCTGTATCAACTATATCACTCTTACTGCCTGTGAGTTTTATAATCTTTTCTGCCGCCACACGTAATGATGTGGCATTGCCCGCAGTAATATTGAAACTTTGATTGGCTTCGTCTGATAATGTTGCTTTTATGATACCTTCCGCTGTGTCATTGATATAAGTAAAATCTACTTTGTTGTCACCGTCGTGTACTTCTATTGTTTCGTTATTCATTGCTTTCTGGAAAAATTTACTTAATACCCTGTCTTCCATGTCTCCTGGACCATAGACTCCGCTCGGTCTTACTATTGCATAATTTATTTTATGTTGAGCGTGATAATGTTTGACAAATCGTTCCGCAGTTAATTTAGATTCTCCATATAAATTGTTCGGTTTGGTATCTGCGTCTTCTTTGGTTCCATCGGAGAAGTGTCCGTATATCATTGACGAACTAACAAACACAAACTTTTTCACAGGCATATATTGGCAATGAGAAAGAAGATTTACTGTTCCTCCTATAATATTTTGTACTCCCACCCACGGATTATTGTTTACTATTTTTGCTCTAGGATATGATGCTAGGTGTATCACATAATCTGGTCTATTTTTAAAAGCAGACAATACATCATCTTGTTTTGTTACATCTCCGTTTTTACAATAAACCTTTTTCCAATTTCTCTGTCTCCAAGAATATAATTTTTCGAGATCTTTTTCCGAAATCACTCCGTATGTTTCTTTATTATCCATTACTACAACACTATGATTCATTTCAATTAATCTTTCAACAATCCTAGATCCTATAAAACCATAACCTCCTGTGACTAAAATTCTCATAAAACTTTTACTCCATATTTGTTGGTAAATTCTTTACCATCATCTTTGTCATTTACTATAGGTTGTCCTTTTATATTCAAACTGGTGTTAAGCAGTATAGGGCAACCTGTTTTCTTTTTCCATTGCGTAAGCAATTCATAAAACCCTGGATTGTCTGCTTTAGACACTGTTTGAACCCTACTCGTGTTATCGTAGTGTATTATGGCAGGAAAGTCTTTACCATGCGTACAAACCGCTGTGTGTTGCATATAAGGGGTGTTTTTAACACCTTTAGGTAGGGTAAAATACTCGTTCACATCCTCTTCTAATATGGCTGGTGCGAATGGTCTAAACTTCTGTCTTTTTTTAATACCATTTACCAAATCCTTGATTTTTGATCCTCTAGGATCAGCAAGTAATGATCTATTACCAAGTGCTCTTGGTCCAAACTCCGCCCGACCATTAGCCACTCCCACCATTTTATTTTCCAACAATTCCTTTATGAGAGCATCTACAGGATATTCTCCCTCTATGTTCGTGCCCAAAAATGGATGTTTCCAATTTAGGTGTCTGTGCATCGAAGCGGCTATACAACCCAACGAACTACCCGCATCTCCGGGATTGGGCATGATCCATGATTTATCGTATATTTTCTTGTTCATTAAAATTGCATTGGCCACACAATTCAATGCTACGCCTCCACCATAACATAAATTACGACTTTCACCATATTTGCTCACAGCACGTTGTCCGTCTGGTATGTAAGTCGTACTCCATTGCCATATATGAGTGAGTGCTTCTTGTATGACTTTTTGAATGGATGCGGCAAGATCCATGGGATCCGCTTCCGGTAACCAATTTCCTATTCCTCTATGTAAATTTCTTTTTAATTCCAGGGTTCGATAATCTAACAATTCATTGTAGATATTATCTCGGTACTTTGGTGTTCCGTATGCTGACATTCCCATCAATATGTATTCTTCCTCTGCGGGTTTCAATCCAACTCTTTGTGTAAAAGCAGAATATAAGATTCCCAGTGAATGAGGATATTCCATGCTTTCCAGTTTTTCTATTTCGTTGCCTTTGGCTTTCCATATAGTCATAGTTTCCCATTCTCCTATGGCATCCACACACAACACCATGGAATCTGTAAAGGGCGATGTGAAAAAACTTCCGGCCGCATGCGAATGATGATGATCTACATACTGGTCAATTTTGATTCCAAACTGTTTTAAATGTTCCGATGGCAGATTCTGTGTTGTAAAAACTTCCGACCATTGTCCCGCTCTAATCTGTCGTCTCTTTTTTAACCATGGTTTTTCATAATACACCACTTTGTCAAAAGGACCATAACTCATTGCCTCGTTCACTATCCCCCAGTTCAGGTGATGATCATTTTTTATCTTGCTGTATCTCTCGCTATGTGCGGCCCATAGAATATCTCGGCCGTCAACCACAGCCATGGCGGCATCATGATTCATACAATTTATTCCTAATATTCTCATAAAGATTCTATATATTTTTTTAATTCTTTATCCTGCACATCGGTAGGTATTTCATTTTTGTAAAATATCCTATAACTATCACTACCATATTTTCCTATTCCGTGTAGATCCGACGCATCTTCACCATCCCAGGTTAAAAATTGCTCGCTCATTTTTCTTAATCTTTCCGACCTCACACGCCACATTCCCAAAGGTTTTAATAATTTTTGCTGTGCTGATAATCTACCTTTGAGGTAACTTTTGGCATTCGGATATCGTTTGAATAATTCACTTAAAACACGTTTGGTCTGTTTTCTGTAAGTTTGATTGAGGCAGATAACACCCACCATGTGTTGCCATTTGTTTTTGACCTGCTGTTGTACCATTAGATCTTCTCTCATATCAGTTCTCCACGATCACGCATCTGTTGTCTTATATTTGTTGCGGATATCTTTTGAGTTTCTTCATCTAACACTATTTCTTCTATTTTGTAACCCACACCCCTGCCATAACATATGTTTGTTATGTTGGGTACTAGTATCACTTTGAACTGCCCTTCAAACTCGGGATTGAGCCTTTCCTCAATATTTTTCTTAACAGTTTCAAAATCAAATGGATTGTCATCAACACCTTGTACATCTCTGACCATTATCAATACCTGCCCTGTTTTTTTGTGTATCTCCTGGAACAATTTATAGTGCCCGTCATGGAACGGTTGCCATCTTCCTAGCATTTGTGCTGTTGGTTTTTTATTGTCCCACATTTTTCTTCTCCCATATTATATCTCGTATTTCCTGTGTTATCAAAAATGCCCAAGTCTCAGCATCTTTTGATGTACATCTAAAATCAAACGTTGTCGGTGGCTGAAAAAGTTTGTTGGTGTCCTCAAATCTACCCTCTTTGATTGTGTCCATCCATATCAGATAATCTGCTTTGAATTGTGCTCTTGTTTCTTCAGTGGGGCAAACAAAATCAGCGATCACAACTCTGCCTTTGTCTAACGCCTCTTCGGCGTACGTCCACATCCTCAGTGCTTGTCTCTTTCTGCCTTCGTCTGAGAAATCCCAATCATTGCATTCTTCTCTTATCTTGTCAGCATTTAGCCATACAGCATTCAACCTTGGTGCTATCATTTTTGCCAATGTAGTTTTGCCCGATCCGGGTAGTCCCATTATCAATATTTTCATTTTAGTTTAAAAAACCCTTTCGCTCTTTCTAAATACTTGTTCCATTGTTCCAGTGTAATGTCATATTCAAAATTTTGTGTTGTGTCGTTGCGTTGTAATAGTTTTGCTCCGTTCTTTATATGAAACCTTTCGGCCATTTCTGTCAAAGGACTTAAAGTGACTAATCTTTCTATGTGTTGTTCTCTTTTAAATTTTTTAAAAATTTCGTTTAATATGTGTTTTCCGCCACCTTTCATTTTGGCCCAAACTGTATAAGCAACTGCTATTTTTCCCACTATGCCTGCCCGCAACACTGACGGACCGGCCGCGTCACGACTCAACATATCTAGTTCTTCGACTGTTGTGGGGATTTCATTTGTGAATGCTATGCATATGATTGCCATGATATCACCATTTTTGTTTTTGAGTCCATAAATTTTTCTTCCGTAGATAGTACGAAATGTGAGAGACAATTCCGGTCTCACCGGATCCTCTGTTATATCTATATCATTCATTTCGATCAAATTAAATTTAGAATTCTTTCGAAAAATATTGTTTATTTTTTCTTTTAATTTTTCCATTTTGTAAAAACTACTTCTTTTTTTCTTGATCTTCCAAATTCTTTATATCCCACACTGTCTAAAAACTCTATTATTTGTTTTCCTTTTCTTCTTTGTGCTTCATTTTTATGTTCTATTTCCACGTTCAATACACAGTCATTATTTCGTAGTGTTTCTTCGCCGCCTAATAAGATGTCGTATTCACTACCTTGTGTATCAATCTTTATTAGATCAACATCGGTAAATTTAAAATCATCTAATTTTTTTACTTGTAATTCAGATTTATCAACATTATCTTCAAATATTTGATCTCTAAAAAAACTATGTCCTCCTGATGTTGTAGGACTGATATAAAATTCTTTGACTTCTTCTTTACTACCTAAACCAACTTCATGTAAAGTGAAGTTTTTATAGGTTTTTAAATTTTCTTTAAGACATTTAATATTTGACGGATCCGGTTCAAAAATTATCACTTCATTGAACTTATTACAAAAATCTTTGCTCCAAAATCCAATATTGCCACCTATATCAATTGCTTTTCGAAATTGTTTTACTCTGGCCAATGCATATTCTCGTTGAAGGCGTTGATACGTTGTTTCATTGTTGATACGCATCCATTCTTCATAATGAACATCATAGTCTGGCAAAAACCAATTGTGTACTGTTTTCATTTTACTTGTAAATAAAAGGGTCTTTTTTCTTTAATTCTTTTAGTCTTTTTCTATAAGCAATTTGTTGCTTTACTTTATCAATCAAAGACCTAATCCATTTGATCATTTTTTTCTCCTATTATTTTTTTAAATTCGGGTAACATTAACATTATAGCATCTTTATGTGCTTGGTCAAGCGGATGAGTCGATGCTCTCGGATAGTCATTTAAAAGTGCCCATTGGTTAAATCCCATATGCCTGTCTCCAAAAGTGAACCATTTGGTAAAATCTATTTCTTTTAAAAGATTTTTTAATAATTTGTCGTTTTGGTATAATAATTCAAATTCTTCCCAGAATAATGTGTTATCGGCGAGTGTAAACATAAATGGTATTTTCTTTTTTTCTAATATATTTTGTAACCAAACGATGCTTTTCCAACTTAGATATGTTTCATGATAACGATTTGCCGCATTCTTATAAAGTGAATCGGCAAATGCTGTGACTTTCGCATCAGAAAACTCTTTTCTTCTTTTTTTAAAATCTTGTATTACTGAATCATTACCTATCAAAGTTTTTAATACTTCTGCTTCGTTTTCTGTACAGTCCCAGGGGGTTATAGTGGCCCAACGAGTATCTTCTAATATGTTATGTCTAGGCATCGCCCAATCATAACGTGAAGGAAAAGTCCACATAACAGTCACAGCAACCTTTCTGTTATCGTTGTCCGAAACTGCGTTGAACACCCTTCTGGCTATACCGGAGTTCCCTAACCCTCCTTTTGCCGAATTGACAAAATCCATGCCTGTTTGTTGTGACAACAATGCCGCCCATGACATTTTTGAAGGATTGATACCATCGTCGTCAGATAATTCGTTACCAAATGTAAAACTACAACCACCTGCTACCAATACGTCACTCATAAATCTTTAATAGATTATTTAAATCCTTAAAAGTTTCTCCAAAATTTTCTTTCCTGACGGAATCGATTGATTTTATTTTTTCAGTTAATGCTTTTTTCCAATCCTTAATCTTGTAGTCAGGTTCTCCGTTAATATAGTCAATAGCCGTCTGTATTTCTTGTTGGTATATTTCAGTTTTTCTAAGTTTGTCAATTATCTGTTGCTTGAGCTCTCTAGGAATCTGTTGTATATCAAACTCCACAGGATGATGCAATATGTTTATGTACCAAAAATCTGGATTCCATTCTTTTACTTTATGTGCTAACTCGTCAATGTTCCATATGTTAAAAAAATTTAGAGTTGTGCATATCTGCGTAGAAAGATTTTTTAATCCTGAATTTAAAAATCGATTTATGTTTGAATCAACTTCTGTCCATACAGCAGGATGTCTTTGATACTCAAAACGTTTTTCAATATCGTCAATGCTGAATGCTATTTCTACCCTTTTAAAATGTGGCCAAATGTCTTTTACTGCTTCTTCCGGATACTGTGTACCATTGGTGTTGTAATGAACTTCTATTTTATCTGCCACTCCTGCTTCCACACACTTACGTAAAATTGAAAATTGCTCTTTTATCATTAATGGCTCTCCGCCCGTGATCTCAAAAAATCTTATCGAGTCTATGTGCTTCTCTAGATCTTCATAAAATTTGTTAGGCTGTCTTGGCCATAATCCATCTCGATTGAATTTTTTCCAATAGTCTTTTCTGTTCGGGTCTATCTTGATCATGTCGTTCGTCCATTGAGAACTTGAGTGAGGCGAACATATTCTACATTTTAGATTACAAATATTCCCCAACTTTAAATCAATAAACCTAGGCGAAACTATATTTTTTTGTATATGAGTTTGACCTATTACTCCTGCCTTTAACCACATATGTTGTCTCTTTGAAGTTTTACCCACTGCTTCTTCTTTCCAACAACTGCTACAACTACTGGGTTTTTCTCCATTTAAAAATTGTTTTCTCAAATCATCCATGGCATCGGAATTCATTACTTCCGATATCGAATGTTCGGTTGTATTGTATTTTTTCCCGGAAGTGTCTTTCAATTCTTCCCTATACAAACAGCAAGGCTTGTACCTGCCATCGGGCCTAGTTTCTAAACTAGTCCATGGAAGATGACACATATTACTTTTTAAATATTTTTCCACCAGTCTAATATCCTTTTATCTTTTTCAAGTATTTTTGTTATGTCTTGATTCCTTAATTTATCGATTGATTCTTGTCTGCTCTTGCCACTCTTTTTTCCCCTGAAAGCATCAAATCCCAAAAACATATCATCGATATTTGCTCTCATCTTTAAATTTTTGAGAGTGTCTATCAATGCCTGTTGTTTTCTGTTTGCCTTTGGTTCCATGTATTCTAATGCTTCATCTATAATTTCGCACATGAGTTCTCTAGGCAATGCCAACGGACTCAACACAGCCGATGCACTAAAAGTGAACATCACTTTGGTCAATATTTCTACATCTAATTCCTGGCTCAGATCAAACATATTTTTTAATTCTAATAATCCTGGCATTGTGATTGTGAAATCTAATCTCATTTCCCTTGATGTTTTTGCTACCGCCAATCCTTTTTTAAAATTACCTAACCATTCTTTGTAATTCAATCCATCACGTATGTATTCTCCCACATCTCCTGTTCCGTCGATCGAAGCACATATTTGCCAATCCTGAAACTGTGGCAACAACTTAAAAAGATCAATATTCTTAAATGTTGTTCTACTTAAATTGGTATTATATCTAACATAAACATCCTTTGAAAATCCCAAATCAATTATCCTTTGCATACTGTTCCAGTGTATTTCCCACATCAACGGTTCTCCGCCACACCAATATATTTCTTTTATTTTTTTTGTTTCTATCGCATCAGTAAACTCTTGTACTATTTGTGTGTCTTGAAAATTTTTAATTTGTTCACGCAACGGAGAAGCCATCCATGGTTGAGAATCTTCGTTCCATGTTTTGTTTTTCCTCGACTCGGCTTCCCAACTGGAACTCAACATATCTCCGCACATTCTACATTTGAAATTACATAGATTATTAAATCTATAATCAAAACTTATCGTAGGCATTGTGGTTGCTCCGTTTTCGTCTGTGCTTTCAAATGCTTCGTCTATTTTATTAGCAAAGAGTTTGTTCCAATAAGATCTATAGACATTTGTATTCAACAGTTTATGATCACATACCTGGCATTCGGATAATTCTTCTCCGGCTAGCATTCTTCGTCTCACAGAACGCATATGTTCTGAATTCCAATGTTCTTCTAACGTTAGAGGTTTATACTCATTGGCATCATTTCCTGTATCTATGTACTGCTTAAAACTTTGTGCTGGTTCTCTTGAAGCACAACACATACGCCTTTCTGTTTGTGGAGAAAGGTATGTGTGCGTCCAAGGCGCCATACAAAATGTTTTATTGCCTTCGTTAGGCTTAATTTTTTTCATATTTGTCAAATAACTCTTTCCATTCTGGAAATATTTCAAGAGTATTTTCATTTCTTATCTTATCATATCTCCGTGTATTAGCAAAAAATAGATCTAGATGTTTTTGGTTATCTGTTGAGAACATCCAATCCAATGCAGATTCAAAACCTTTTGTTGCCCTAGTAAGGGAATCCTGGTCCTTCAACCATTTGATGTGTTCATTGTATTTCTCTTTCACTTGTTCTTTATATTCCGGAGGCAATATGTCCATTCGTTGCCATATAGGATGTTGTAATAAATTAAAATTAAAATCTTGTGGTTTAATCAGACCTTGTTCTACCCAACTTTTATGGAAATCAGTGACATGAAGACTGTTTATAAGTCCCACCGTTGAACTGATATAAAAGTCCACTTGCGGACATATTTCCATCATACGCTTTCTATTGGCTATTGTTTGTTCCCACACTGTGCCTTTACGCATTAATTCTGCTCTAGGACCCTCGGCATCGAGACTGGCTCCAACTGATACTGAATCAAATTTATTCCATAATTCAAAAACATCTATGTCCTTAAATGTCGTTCTACTAAAGTTGGTATTGTATATAAGCCTAACATGATACATTTTACGTTTGTCTAGTTCTTTTAAAATACGATAATGTTCTTCCATTATTATTGGCTCTCCACCAGCAAAATAAAACTGTTCTGTGTGCTCAAACTGTTCTAGCATCTGTTCCCATAGATCATTTGTGCTTCTACCAACTTTCATTACCTTGGCGTGTGGAGGAGGACTACCTGTAAGTTTTTTGTGATCTTCATACCAGTTGCTACTGAACCATGTTCCGCAACTCCTACAAGCCATGTTACATAAATTTGAAAAACGTATATCCCAATATTTCATAACAAAATCTGCTTTGCCGTCTGGAAGTGTGTTATGTACTAACGGAATGTTATGACCAAAATGTTTGTTAGAACTTAGACGTAGGCTAAAAAATCCAGATTTCTCTTGATCGTAACATTTCATACACTCTCGAGATTTCTGATTGTTCAGCATACGTATTCTCATGTCTTTCATTTTGTCACCGTTGAAAACTTCTTCCATGCTGTTTTCATTTAGATTTCCCACCGGATAAGGATCAAACGCAAAACAACAAGGATACGCTCTGCCATCAGGATATGCATGAAGATGCATCCAAGGTAGTATACAGAAAGTGTCACTTTCGATCAGTAACTCTTTCTCCCTATCGGTCATGTCTTTTATTTTTAATTTTTCAGGCTCTTTGGCCCCGTACTCATATGCCATTGTACCATTCTCCTATAATTGGGAAAGTTTTTTTGAAATCCTTGCCCCTACGTTTGTCATATTGACTATAAAATGCCTTAAAATCTTTTTGTAATTTATCCTGTGTGGCCGCACCTGCGTGTGGTGTTTTGACCACATCAAGGTAATCTATTAATCGTGTTGTGTGATTTATTTCCATTTGTTCCAACCATTTTTCGTTGTTCGTTAAAAATTTTTCAATGTCACCTTTAAATCTGTTTCTTAATTCGTCAGGCAATACTAACGGTGATTGGAAACTAGGAAATCTTAATATGTTGAGTGTGTAATTAATCTTTGGTCCATAGACCTTGCTAGAATGTTTGAACCAAACAATCTTTTCAAGAAATTCCGGTAACGATTCTAAACATAATGCATTGATTGTACACATATTGTGGATCTCTACCGGCACTTTATCTACCATCATGTGTAACACTCTGCTGAACCAATCTCCATAATCCAATCCATCTCTGATATATTCTGCTTGTTTAAAAGTTGCTTCATTACTGGTGTATAAATGAAAGTTTTTAAATCCTTTTAGTTTAGTTTTAAAATCATCGATTATGCTTTGTTTTGCTCCTAGATTAGAATTGATAGCAATACGCATATCTGGATTCATTTTATCACCTTGGGTTTCTATCCAATCTAGCAATCTCCATAGGTGAGGAGACATCATTGGTTCTCCACCTGTTATTCTTAGTTCATCTAAAGTTTTATGTAGGTCCGAATCCCACCATTTAAAAAATGCTTCCACATACGGATTGGTCTCATTCAATTTATACGGTTGTGATTCTTCATGAGAATGTGTGAAATGATTACGTCCGTCTGATTTTAAATCTGTATAGGGTCCTTTTTGTTTGATGTCGTTTGCCCATGTCGACGAAAATGCAGGATTACAGTAAGAACAAGCAAAATTACAAGTTCTATCAAATGCAATTTCTAAAGTTTTGAGATTGATATCTTCGGTTATAGGAGTCTGGCTTGCTGTTATCATGTCTGCATTAGAATATATTTTGCTTTTATATACTCTATCGCTTACAGCATCTCTTTTCATGTCCTCTATCTTCCAACAATATTCACAACCTGCAGGTCTTTCTCCCGCGATCATTTTGGCACGATCGTTTTTCTTTTCCGGAGTATTGTGTAACAATTTTGGATTCTGCGTTACTTTAGCAAGATCAACTTTGTGTGCTGGCGGATGGTGGCAACTTGTGGTCATGCCAGATCCCAGCCATATGGTAGCATTGTACCATTTTGCTCCACAAAACGATGGAGATATCGAATCTAAAAACTGTTTTTTGTAATCTATATCTTTCATTATATGTACTTAAACACTTTCTCTGCCCACTGTTTATTTTGTTCAATCGTCATATGATTTATTTTTCCTTTGCCCCAATGATCTCGGCCACCACTGAAACTGAACATACTTTCATCGATGAATATTCCTGTTGTTAATTTTATATTGGCATTTTTGTCTGCCGTTTCAAATGGTTTAAAACTCCACATCTGTATTATTTTTTTGTTTTGTAATTTAGATAAAACGTGTTGATCATAATATTTCAAAGCATACTCGTATGCTAATTCGTCCTTGTCATAATTGTGTAAATGTTTCCAATAATTTTCCAGTGTTTTATAAATGTCTGGGTCTACTCCTTCCAGTGGTTCTGTGTTGGCACTCAATATCAAATTCGGATGGTATAGTCTATATGGTTCTGTCCAACAAAATATCGAATAATCCGGAACACGATCTTGTTCTATCAATTTGTTAAACCTAAAAAATACACTCCATATGCTTCTTCCAGGTTCGCCAAACCATCGTATACGATCACAACCTAATTTCTCTTGAAGTATATTACACCAACTCTCGGATTGATTGCTGGCACAGAAACTATCTCCAAAAAATCCTATTGTGCTCATGAGTTTCTACACTCCTCCCAAAACTCTCGCATTTCAGGAAATATTTTTTCAAAATTTGTTCTTCGTCTACGATCGTGTTCTGTAAAAAATGTGTAAAAATTCTTTTTTTGTTTTTTATCATCGGTATAATTTTTTTGCCAATAAGAAAGATTACGTTGCATTTTTTGTATTTCAAAATCTTTAAACAACGAAAAATCTTTTTGATTCTCTCCCGAATTCGATTTCATCCATTCGATATTGTCTTTGTGTATCTCTTGATACGATTCGGGTAATAGTGTTACTTGTTGCCATTCTGGTTGACGTAGTATGGGTATATCGAACCATACTCGTTGATACGTGGTTGAATGTTTTTCTCGAAGATGCTTGATATCTTCAAGTAACTTTCTTAGACCCGTGACACTAAGATTGTTATAGGTTATTATGAAGGTAACTGAATTACGTACAGGAATCATTGTCAAAAAATGATCTACGTTGTCTAACATTTTGTTGTAATCGAGACCATTACGAATATATTCTGCTTGTTTACCCCAGGTATCTACAGAGACGAACTGCATGAAATGTTCTACTTTTTCTTCATGGCAAATACGACTAACTGCATTAAAATATTTTGTTTTTAACTTGGGATCAGGTGGACACATATTCGAAGTTACATTTAGGTGTAGATCTTTTTTTGGATTATCTATGATGTAATCAAATACCTTGTAAGTGTTCACATCCATCATGGGCTCTCCTCCAGTCATTCTAAAATGTTTCAATCCCTTATACAATTCAGGCCACCATTTCCAGAATGCTTCCACATACGGATTAGATTCTCTATTTGGTATGGGTTGTCTTCTTCCTGAGAAATGTGTCGGGTCATTGTGTACAGGTGATGTAGGATATCCACCGTACATATTGATTTCTTTACCCCACGTTGTTGAAAATTGAGGAGAACAATAGGAACAAGCAAAATTACAGGCATTGTTAAAATTGACTTCTACATAACGAGGAGTATGTGTTGTATTAAAAGGATCTTGCTTAATTTTATCAAAATCCTCCATGGCCCATGGCTCACCAGAACGATAGTGTCGGTCACTCATTTCGCCAGTGTCTTCCATTTTCCAACAGTAAGAGCAACCTGCAGGTCGTTCACCTGCGATCATTTGTTTTCGTTGTCGAATTTTTTCTTCGGTGTTGTGCAATGCCGCTGGATTTGATGCCAGCGAATCTTTATCAATCTCATGCAGTGGAGGATGATAACATGAATTGGTTAATCCAGTGGGTAGATGTAAAGACACCTGATTCCATTTTGCTAGACACATCGTAGGCGAAATTGAAAGTAATTTTTCCTTGGCTTTCTCGGCATCTGATTTGTAAACACTACTCACGATCCTGCACTCCTTTATTAACATAAGGTTTTTGACAAAATTTAAAAAAACGACTGCCTTCGGCATTAAAAGTGCTGATTGGAATATCTAATTTTTGTTTCAGACTATTTCCGTACATTTCTATATCTTTATCCAAATCATTGATTGCATGAAAAAAACTTTTACAACTGTCTAAGTTTCTAACATTTTCTAAATTAAAATTACTTTTTATGGTTGCTTGATAACAACCAACCCTTGCACCTAACATGGCGTATTTTCCATATTCAACATCTGCCCCGATGCTTTGCCATATGGACAGTATTCGTAAATTGTGTTGATGTATCTTATTTGAAAAATCCAAAGGTGAAATTCTATTACCTTGATCTAAACTCATCTTTACACCTTCTCGAAATCCGGCAACAAATGCCTGCTCCGGTGAAAAGTTGATTACTGTATTACTATAAACATTATGTAAATTTTCATGAGGTACTGTCCAACAAAAATCTATTTTGGCTTTTTCGTCCTCTGCATTTTCGTGGGTTTTCATTTTCAAACAGGTTTCTTTATCCCATCCAACGACTCCTCCGTTGCCATATATCAATCCGTTTATTGAATTTTTTGCTTTCCATCTGTGTACTGCTTTTTTATTAGTTTTCGTCCAATCTAATTTTTGTAATAAAAATGAAGGATCAATAACATTGTCTCCGTCTATGGATATAAAAAAATCTGTTTCTGCGATCTCTGCCGCGGCTTTGTGTGCATTATCAAAACCTTTGACTCCATCCACACGTTTTGCCCAAGGCACGATGTTTAATAGATTAGCATAATTTTCTTCCTTGTTGGGTTCATAAAAAGATATGAACACAAAATCTAAATCACTTATTCTAACGGTGTCTGCCATGTGTATCCCCCTTCCTTAAATCCTACGGGCCAATATGGATCTCCATCTAAGAACACATATCCTTCTTTTGATTTTTTAAGTTCATTAAATATTCTGCCGGTCTTTTTGATAGGTTTTTTTACAATCTTGCCATCACTGTCCAACATCCATTGTTCTATTCCTGATTTTTGTATTTCTAACATTGTTTCGTGAGACACTTCCATAATTTTTCCATCTATGGTCACCAGATCTGGTTTTCTTTTCCTAGGCTTGAAATTACCTAATGCGTTAAAAAATTCGGTCATTCAATAACTCCGTTGTGTCTTTTTGATAATAATGCCATACCCTGTTTAATCTCTTACCTCCCAGATACATCCTATCAGCGAGTCGTGTTGGATAAAGATAATTGTGTTGATCCATGACACTTTCTGTGTTGTTTATTCCAGGTTTATTATGTATAAATTTAAACCATGGATAGTCTACCAATAATTGATTTGTGGGATCTAAAATTCTCAATGAAAGAGCATAAACTACATCTGTTGTCGGTACGTCGTCATGACAATTAATCAACATTTCATCTCTTACTGTGCTCCAATTTAGTGTAATTGTTTTGCAAATATCAAAAAATTTTTTAGATAAAACACTTTTTCTAAAATAAAACATTCCGTTATAAACATCTGCCAATAAATTTTTATTAAATATTTTTCTATAAGGACTATTATTAATAATTTCATCTTTATAATTTCTACAATTGATCGAGAACACCATGTCGTGCTGTCCTAAATGATTCCACCATTCGTCAGTGCAGGATGTGAACAACATATCGGCTTCTAATTTAATTGTATGTGTAAACGGTGTCAAACCAAATGCTTTGTATTCGTTTGAAAATTTGTTTGAATGCTTCTCGCTGTTGTCATCTTTTAAAACAACAACATAATCTATATAATCGCTATTAATTTTTGTCAGTTTATCCGTGACAACACATATTAGGTTTTCATTATTGTGTTGTTTAATAGATTTTGCCAACTCGATACTTAATTTAGCATAATCTGTTTTTTCGTTGTTCTGTGCAAACCATAGAAAACCTTTAGACATCGATTGGTATCTCCTTGTTTAGAATGTGTACATCTTGTTTTTCCGTCATACCAACACAATCAGCATATCGGAACTTAATTGAAGAATCATTAATTTCTAATATGTCAACATCTGTGGGTAACATACTCATTTTAACCGGTATGTAATTTTTGATGTTCAGTTGATGCATAGCAATCGCAAAAGCATAATCATTGCGGAAGTTCTTAAAATCTATCCTGTATAGATTACAAAAATAATTGTAATTGTGTTGTATGTGTTGTATCAATCGAAATATGTTTTCGGTTGTTTTATTTTTTTTAAAAATAGTCACTGTTGCCCAAACAATAGGTAACATACTTAACGAACTGTATTCGAATTTATTTCTACCGGTTAGGTCATGTACTTTGTTGTGTAATAAAAAATCATAACCAGTATCAACAAATTGTAACAAATTATCTGTGTAAACAAAATAGTCGGCATCTAATAGTATTGTTGTGTCATAGGGAGTGTACTCATAGGATTTTGCTCTTTCTAAATTGAACCAATCCACAGTTTTATTTTTATAAACTCTTTTATTTCCTGACTTATTTTCTATGACCACTGTGCTGTCAACATCCTTTAAAAATTTTTTTGTCGATTCATTAGTGACCACTGTCACGGGAAGATTTAAATGTTTTTTGATCTGCTGAATGCAGAAATTAGTAACTGTATGATATTTGATTTTTTCCGAATCAAAACAGTAGATTAATACACCTGCTGACATATCAAACCCTTTTTTTTAATTGATTATATAATTGATGATATTCGTTTAGTGCTTCTTGATTTCGTTTTAACAGTATTTCTAAAAATTCTTCTGGGTTGGTTATTTCGCAGGGATTTTCGTTGCTGTCTAGAATGAAAAATGTTTTGTGTGTTTTTTTTAATGTGTCAACTAGGTTGATGGTATCAGCATCCGCAGAAAATATAGAACCGTTATAAGCAACAACTTGTCTGGACCTTGCTCTTTCCAGAGCATTCCTTTTGGCCGTTGCTACTTCGAAACTTAGATCCGATTGTTTTTTTAAGTCAGATAAATCCATACCACAATTATAACATAATTATGGCTAGAACTCAACCTGGTAAAATTAATTACTAGGCAGTAGTGTTTGATGTTACCGCAGTCGAAGACGGAACATACGCTGTTGTTAAACCGTTTGTTGTGTTAGGGTTTAAAGTCAACAATGTGTGTCTTGTCTGACCAATGAAGTTGGCATATTGATCAACACCTGAAGTGTTACCAGATGTAAATGTGCCATCTCCGCCGTCTGGATCATTGAACTCTACTCTTACTGTCATCGCTGTTGCTGTTCCCACTGCACCATTCAATTTTGCTTGTATGTCTAGGTACATTGAAGTGTAACTGCCACCATCTTGTGTGAGTCTAAGTATTGTTTGATAAGACGTTGTTAGGTCATGATAACCAAGAGCAAGTCCGTTTGTACTTACTGTTTCAGTTGAACCTGATCTTGTAGATGATTGTGAACCAATCGCAAGTCTTCCCAACCCAGTTACCAATTCGCTGATTGAGTTGTCTTTTGATGTTGCTGAAGAACCACCATTACCTTGTCTTGATGTGTCTATTTGAATTTTTCCGCCAGCGTTAAAGAACCATCTCATTTCATTACCACTTGAAAAGTTTGTAGTAAGTTCTGATACATGGCTACCTGTCCATCTTGTGCTGGAGTCTGCATTTTGTAATGCACCTGACTGAGTCAATCCTCCTGATGCTGATGGGCATCCTGTCGCAACTGCTGTGGCTAGATTTGCCAAGTCAGTTTGTAATGCTGAAATGATCGCAACATTATCACCTGCCGCTTTTGCTGTTGTTGATGTTAATGAAACTTCTGCATGGTTGGCAAGGTTGTCCATGGCACCGAATAGTGAGTTCCATTGGGCCGCTGTTACCGTGTTACCTGCTGTTACTGTTGAAATTGTCGTTTGTCCTAAACCATACACACCTGATCCTGTTCCGATCATGTGGTTGATTCCGTAAGGTGATGAGCTACTCGCCGCGAACGAGTTATATTCATCATCTAAAATTGTGTCACCTGCTGTATACGCCATGTTATTTAACTCCTATTGCACATTGTACTAATTGTGTTATCTTTGTATATTTATCTACTAACAGTCTTCCTAGCACGTTAAACGGTGTACAATCGTCTAATTGTGCTACTTTTGCCACTCCAGGGGTACTACTGCTAACAATACGATCACCTTTTTTGCCTGTGCCCGTAACTTTTACATCTACCCTGCCTTTTAGAGCAATCATTGGGTGCGAATCGTTGTTTCCGGCATCTTTGTTCATTAAAAATGCTGGTTTTTCCGAAACAACACCAAATACTTGATTAGATAATTCCTCTTTGCAAATCGTCACTTCTTTTTCACCACCCAATATCACAACATCGCCGGGCTCTGTTGCCATATCTGCTTCGTACCTTTCCGCCAAATCTGCGTATTGTGCCGATGTTGATGTTGCGTGTACTATGTTGGCTCTGATGTCTGTCAGTGTCGGTGCACTTAAATTATCTGTGGATGATCTGAATGCAGTCCAGGCACCACCGGCGTTGCCATAAATTGTGCTTCCGTCGTCTGCAAATGTTTCATCCCATACCCAATATAAATCTTCTTCCACAGGAGATGTTCCCACACCCCTATTGACTTTTAATCCTGTATGATTCGGCATACTGGCATTGTTGGATATATTTCTATTCAACTCGATAATGTTGTCCTCTACCGATAAAGTAGTTGTATTGATAATGGTCTGTGAACCTTCAACTGTCAATGTTCCTTTGACTCGTAAATCTCTTGGAATGATAACTGATGCTGTTCCACCATCTATTGTCAATGCATTAGTTGATAACACACTGCCCGAATTGACATTTAATTTTATGTCTCCATTATTGATATTGTTTTCTAATATCAAATCATCTGATATCATTGATAGAGATCCGTTAAGGCTTGCTCCAACAGATATTCCGTTTGTTATTGATAAACTTCCAGTTATGGCACCACCTGTTGTTTCTATGTAGGCGCTAGCCGATGTGCCATCTAACGCATCGGAGTTAGTTGATGTACCGTGTAATTTTGCTCCGGAAAGAGATGTTGAGTTCAATGTGATCCCAACAAAAATTGTTGAGAATCCAGAAATTGTTGTTTTTGGTACAAACTGTACTTGACTGACTATTGCCACTATGATATCGTTTGTGATCATTTTTAAAATCGATCTATTAACACCCACACTATCTTCCACTGTGTCTGAAACTATTTGTGTGACTCCAGAACCAGATACTGATGTTGGGCCGATCAATGTCCAACCTGAACCGTTGTACACATACAATTGATTGTTTGTTGTATCAAACCAAGTATCACCCAGGTTTCCTGATGTGGGTTGTGTAGAAGAATTTCGACTGCTACCCACCGGTTTAAATTCTGTTCCATTATAAACATTGACTTGGTTGTTTAAAGAATCGTACCATAACTGTCCTTTGATTTTATTTGCAGGAGCAGTGGTGTTAGAAAAATTTTCTAACATCTTGACAAAGTTCTCATTCAATCTTTCACCGAAGCCGGCATACCCTTTACCAAAAAGTGCTAGATCAGTTGATGCAAGATCAATTGTTCCATCTTGTAACACAATTAATGTTGTACCGTCTGTTTTGTTTACTGTATATGCCATAATATTAGTTGTCTCTTATCTCTGTTAAAAATGCAACATCTCCCAATAATTTAATTAAGATTGTTGCAATCTCTGGTGTGATCACTCCACGAAGAATTTCTTTTTCGCTTTCACTCAATACTTCATGTATATTTAAATTTATATAATCTGCTGTTTGTTGTTTAGTGATCATTTTAATTACTTTTATTACCCGCTACTTCTTTTAAAAATTCTACCTCGCCAACAACCTTGATTAATATGTCTGCGATTTCAGGATTAAGCATGGCATCTATTTTTGACTCTTCATCACTAGTCCATGCTTCAGACCAGGTTGAATCAATATATGCTGTTACTTCTGCTTTTGTTGTCATTTTTTATAGTATCCTTACTGCTATTTATTAGAATAACGTTTGCTTATTTGCTCATCATCCTGTATCCAATCCAATTTTTTATAGGTGTTACCTTTAAGGTCTTTAAGATAGGTTTTGACTGCATTTTCAGTTAATTCCATGCCATGATATTTGGTATATCTTTTCTGTAATGCTTCTTGTCCGGTGGTTGTAAACACTAAATCCATTCCTTTGTCCTTTGCCAATTGAAATAAGGAGTCGATACAGAGTTTGAGACCTGTGTGTAGATCTCTTTTATTCGCTTCTTTGTTTCCTACTACCCATTCCATGAAGGCAAATCTCGTACCTTTACCTATGTACAAACCACCTGCACAAATCGGAACCCCGTCTTTTTCAATCATTATTCCGTCCGGGGGTAAAACTTCTTGAGGTACCACTCCAAACTCATGTTGATTCCACCATTTGACCAGTGTTTCGTAGTCTTTTTTTCTATGCCATTTTCTACTTTTCATATTTCTGAATCACTATTTTGTTTATATTATATTTGTTTGTTGAAAAAACCAAGTCAACACATTCTGCCACATCTGTTGCTTTTAGTTTGGGATAATCTTCCCACAGTCCTTTTGACATTTCTGTTCTTACTGTATCTGGGCATATGTCATGTACCGACATTGTTCCTGGTTGTAACAATTCCTGTTGTAATTCTGATATATAACCTATCAATTGTTTTTTCATTTTACAATACTCTATATAAGTTTTAGTTGTGTGTTCGGAATCTTGACCTGCTGATGTTCCTGATGTGCTTGTGATCACAGCAACTTTTTTGTTCGAATATAGATATTTTCCATAAATTCTTTTTAATAACTCTAATTGTCCTTTTTTGGCGTATGCATTGATGACGATCAAACGACAATCATCTAATTTTTCTAATATTTCATTCTGTTGTTTTTCTAGATCAAAACCGTTGCTTCGGCTAAATCCAACGACAGTATAATTTTTTTTCTTGTATAAATCAGAGATGGCTTTACCAATTCCCTTGGTGTGACCCACTATTGCTATCTTATTTTTGATTTTTTCTGTCCTCATAAACTTTTACCAAATTGTCTAAACCCTCAAAACATTCTGAATAATTTTGATAATATTCATCAAATTTTTCTTTAGTGTATTGCGATTCTTTATAAAAGTCAATGAGTAATGTGGTTCTATGTCCTGGATTGTTGTTGAATCCATTATGTAACTGCAATCCGGGTTGAAAAACATATGCTTCACCTGTTTTCCATGTGTATAGTTCTTGTTTATTGGTTTTTAAATTTGTTACCCACATACCACTATCGGAACCTCCACCGTCATCGATACACAATTGATATCTCCATCCTCCCTCGTTGTCTGTATGATTACCAATTTTGGTGTTTGGTCCAACTGTCATAAATGCCACATTTGTTTTATAGGGAAATTTTCTTAGTATCGAATACAACATAGGATAGTCGTTGTATTCCTGTCCTTCATGCTCACCTGATTGTATTCCTAATGCTTTCCATTCCCCGTGAACATAATCCCCGGGCCTGTCTGTGTCGGAAAAATCTTCCGGCAATCCCCTAACACCATCTGAGAAATCTTCAGGATCTAAAAAAACTTTGTTGGGCTGTGACTCAAATTCGTATTTGATTTCTTGAAAATGTTTTTCTAATTTTTTAAAACATTCTCCTTGTTCGCCGTGGTAAAAACTTTTATCAAGCATTTAGTATATTAACATTTTTATCATGTATTTGTCTATCATGATTTTGCCAATTACTGAATATTCCTTCGCCGTGATTTATTAATTCTTGCTGTTCGCTTAATTCGAAGTAGTCGGTAAATTCTATACCATTAATAATTA